CTTCTGTTTCAACTTCACTATTTTCTACATTTTCACTCTGTTCTGAATTTGTATCTTCAACAGTTTCTGATACATTTTCAACAATTTCTTCTGATTCCATTTCAAAATTTTCTTCACTCATTTTATTCTCCTATTTTTACGTCTTCTTTGACGGTTTCGCTAAAATACTTGGTGAAATCTTCTACATTTAATTTCTCACCTACACCATTCTTAATCTTTTCAGAATATTTTTCATTAACTTTTTCAATCAAATCTTTCAACATATAAGCTGATAATTGATGAACCATACTTAAAATAGAAATTCCATCAACATTTAATTCATCCCAATATACAGCAACCATTTTCTGCAAATCAACTATCAATTTTAATTTTATATTATCTTCACTTAAACTATCTACAATACACTTTTCAGAATTTTCTTCAATCATTATTTTACTCCACTTGTTTAACGTCAAATATAAGACGATCTAAACATATTTATACCAAATGATTTTAACATATTATTTTACTATAAATACTATTATAATATTATCTTAAATTATATCGTAAAAAATGTTTTAAGAAATATTATAAATAAAAGTAGAAGTCAGATCTTCGTTAAAAAACTGGGTAATATTCTCCTTAAATTGTTTTGAAGCAAATTTCTGGAGAAGTGGATATAAAACTTTGCTTCTTCGGTGTGATGATATAAATACAATAAATTGCTTTAAGCAAGAGGATGAATAAAAATGGCTACTAACGCAAACTTACTTACTACTTCTAAGGTCACAAAACAGACTTTAGCTAAACTTGAGAATAACATGGTAATTGCTTCAAAGGCTGATTGGGCACTTGAGGATGAATTTGGTTCAAAGAATGGTCAGATTGGTGATTCTATTTCCATTCGTAGACCAATTGGTGGAACTGTTCGTACTTCTTTGGAATGGTCTGGTGCAGTTCCTTTCGAAGGCAAGATTCTTTTAACAATCAATCAACCCGCTGGAATTGACTTAAAGTTTTCTGATGAAGATATGACTTTAAAGGTTGAAGATTTCTCCAAGAGATATATTGATAAAGATGCTAACGTTCTTGCTAATTATTTTGACGGATATGTATATGATCTTGTTATGAAAAATGCATATAATACTGTTGGTCAATATGGTGTTGCAATTACTTCAGATACCGTTCTAGCTGCCAGAGAAAAGCTTATGACTTTCGGTTGCCCAGATGACGGCGAAATTTATGGTGTTCTTACCCAAAAGCATAACAGAAACTTAGTCGGTGCTCAATCAACTATTTTCAACGCTCAGAAAGAAATTTCCGATATGTATAAGAAGGGTTATATGGGTGATTATGCTGGTATTTCCTTCGCAGCTTCAAACAGTTCACCTAAGAGAGTTGACGGAACCGTTTGGACTGGAAATGTAGGCTCTGTTGTTGTTTCTGCACAATCTCCTCTAACTTCTGGTTGGGCAGATACTGGAACAATTTCTGTAGCTGGATTTACTGCTGGTCGTACTCTAAAAGCTGGTGACGTATTTACACTTTCTGGTGCTGCTGGAACTGTTAAGTACTACAATGAACTTACAAAGACCGAAACCGAATATGACATGCAGTTCGTTGTTCTAGAAGATGTTGCCTCAACTACTTCTACTGCACAATCTGTCAAAATTGCTCCTGCTCTAATTGTTTCAGGTGATTACAAGAACGTTGGTGGAAATCTTAACGCTTCTGTTTCATTAATTGTACACTCAGAATCTGGAAAGACTGAAGGAACTGAATCAATCATTTTCCACAAACAAGCTATCAAACTTGCTTCTCCTAAACTTGTAATTCCTGGAAACAAAGACGAAGGAACTCAAGAACGTGGCGAAAGTGGAATCAATATCAGATACCTTCGTGCATATGCTCCGTTTGGTGCAGGTGCCTCGACAATGCCTTTCTTCGGTGCAAGACTCGATACTATCTTTGGTGGTGTCCTTGCTCGTAGAGAATGGTGTATCAGAATCCGCTAAAAAACTGATAATATTGTAACTTTAAAGCTCTAGGATTAATTTCTTAGAGCTTTTCTTATATTATATCTTAAACTATTCAACAACTATTCCAAAAGAATTATAAATACAATAAGATATAAGAAAGTTTATAAGGAAATAATAATGCAAATAAGAGAAATTTTACTATTAGCTGCTGAAAGATTAGGTGCAGTAAACTTTGGTGAAAATTTAGATAATAATACTTCAAATTTATTATTAAGACTTTTGAAGATGACTTTAGCGGAACTTTCTATTAGACCATTAAATTTTAAACATTATGAAAAAGTAATCGCAAGTAAAAACCCAATTTTAATAGGTTATGATCAAATTACATCAACTTCAGGGGATATTTTAGAAAGACCCGCTAAAATTGAAAGCATAGTATACGAAATGGGTGCCATAAATTATCCTTTAGAACTTAGACCATATGAAGAGTATCGTGAACTTTCTTTAAACAATGCAGCAAGTATTCCTACAAACGCTTATATAGAATATGATTTTCCTTTTATAAAAATTTATACTTTTCCAAATGCCGTTTCAAATAGTATCAGAATTTTAGGAAAGTCTTATTTAATATCTGAAAGTATGACAATAAATGATTACTTAGAAGTTCCAGAAGAAATGTTACAAGGAGTAGTTACAAATTTAGCATTAAAAGCTTCTGGATATTTTGGAATATCCGCTTCTCAAAGTTTAATTATAGAAGCTTCAAGTGGATTAAAACATATTAAACAATTAAATTTGCTGAGAAACCGTAGACCTTTAAAGAATGATATAGACGATTCTTCTAGTTCAACAATTTTTATGGGATTTTAAAATATGGCACAACAACTTTTATCATTCGGTCCCGCTCCATATGCTTCACCTTATTATTCGATTGGTAGAGAAGAATGTATAAATCTTTATCTGGAAAAAGCTATTAGTCCAAGTTCAAAATTTTCACATTATTTCGTTTCAATTCCTGGCTTAAAGAAATTTGTAAATCGTTCTTCTGATAAATTTTGCCGAGGATTATATAGAACTTCAGATTCGCGTTTATTTGGAGTTTTTGGCGAACAGTTTCAGGAAATTTTACAAAATGGTTCAAGAATAGTAAGAGGAGAAATTAAAACTTTTTCTGGAACTGTAAATTTTTCGGATAATACTAGACAACTTCTTTTAGTAGATGGTGATAAAGGATATATTTTTGATTTAGCTGCAAATAGTTTTTCACAAATTGATGAGAATACTTTTCCAGGTGGTGCTACACATTGCACTAATATTGATACTTATTTTATAGTAAATGAACCTAATAGTTTTAGATATAATTGGAGTAGTGTTAATAATGGTTTACTTTGGGATCCTTTAGATTTCGCAACAAAAGAAGGTTCACCAGATAATATAGTAGCTTTGAAGGAATTATCTAATCAACTTTGGGTATTCGGAACTTATTCTACAGAGGTTCATTATGATACTGGAGATATTACAACTCAAATTTGGCAAAGATATGAAGGTGCTGTTATAGATATTGGGTGTACTTCTAAAGATTCAGTATGTAGAATTGAAAATAAACTTTTTTGGTTAGGGTCAGATAAAAGTGGAAATGTTGCTATTTGGAGTAATGAAGGTTTAAATCCTGTAAAAATTTCAACAAGAGGCATTGAACAATTTATCCAAAAAAGAGTTTCAGATACTTCAAAAGCTATTGGATATTCTTATGCACAAGCTGGACACGTTTTTTATGTTTTAAATTTCATAGGATCAAATGTTACAATAGTTTTCGATACTACAACTTTAACTTGGCATACTAGAAGCTGTTTAAATCCACTAGGTCAAGAAATTATGTGGAGAGGTTTATATTCGGCTTATGTTTGGGGTAAAAATGTATTTGGCGATCCTTATTCTGATATAGTTTATGAAGCTGATATTGAATATTTCCAAAATGACTTGCCTGAAACAAATGCAAATATTCAAATAAAAAGAACATTAACAACTCCTATCATACAAAGTAATCAGAAAAGAATTCGGCATAATAATCTCCAAATCATTTTCGAACAAGGTGAAGGTTTGAATTTGGGGTTTGGTGTAGATCCAAAAGTTATTTTATATACTTCAGATGATTCAGGACAAACTTGGAAAAATCAGCGAGTAGCAGATATCGGAAAACAAGGTGAATACGCTTTTAGATCTAGGTTTTTATGTTTAGGTC